CTGACACCTTTTTCCGGGCCTGCAAGGCTCATGTACCTACCTGTACTTGTGTATATCTATAGATTACTCTAAAGACAGGGACGCGGCTCGCGTCATTATGATCTAGCGATTAATCAAATCACTAGAAAATCTTAATTGGGTATATCACCGAGGTCCAACCGCCTCTGAGCACTTCTACTCATTGGTTCGGTCTAACCTAGAATGCTACTGATTCTCTTCCACTCTCGAACCCGGGCCGGAAGAAAGTTAACGACTTGACGTCGTTTAGCCTTCAACTGACCAGGGAGCAGAGCAAAAAGATCCTCCATCGCCTCCAGGTGCTGGTAGATCGACAACAGTCCTTGCCAATCATGAACCTTTAGGTGGGCTAGTTCAACTAGCGCTAACTGCACATCAGCGATTTTCTCGCGCATCGGATCCAGCATTACTTTGCGGACCTCCGCCCTCCACCACACTAATGCTTCTTCATAACCGAACTTCCCTTCTCCCGTAGGCTCGTAAGCTTTTAGAGCTTTCTTTGCCCGCGAGATGAGGAAGTCCAGCTGATACTTCGCAACACGCGATTTCAGACTTTGGACCCACGCTGCAATCTGATCAGGGCTCACATTCCGTATCTCTCCCTTTCGGGTTTGACACATCCAGCTCACCCAATCCGACACGCCATACACACCGCCAGGTGCGGATAGCATTAGCCATAGAGCCCGAGCTCTCGTTGACATGCGTTTCAAAGGTTTCCCTTCTAATCCGGATGCCGCCTTAAACCCGAGCCCTACAAAGATACCTATGGAGAACAAAGATGTACGTATACCACGAGCAGCTAAATTCGCCGCAATCTCTGGAACAGAGCTCAACGCGAGCCAACCAGGCGCTAATCCCGACAGAGGAAGAGGAGTTATATCCTCTCCATGAAGGAAGAAACGCTTAGCGAACTCAAACGTCAATTTCCGTCCAAAAATGGACTTGCTACTGTTGATACCCACACCGATCCTCTCCATAAATACTCTATACTCGCGAGCGACTTTGGGATGACCAATCACAATGTCATCTCCGAGTACGGCATATAAGTCGAACCAACCTGACACGCCTGCTCGGCGCGCACAGAGTTGGACGATGGCATGATGGCAGATAGCCAACATCGCCCACGAAGAGTATGCACCCATAGGTTGACCCACAGCGTACCGGACGAATCCAGTCCCACCAGTCTCTCCGGAACCATAAGTAGCGTTCCGAAGGGCCGGTGATAACTGAAACCATCTGGCAGTCATGAACCAACTCCACAGGGCACCTAATCGCAACGATGTCAATGCACCCAGAAGATGCTCCTGGAGCACTACAGGCAATCTATCCGTCGCCGCAGATAAATCGAACGAATACACTCTCGACAATCCCTTTTCTCGCATCACCTTCACTAATCTCTTAGCTGGGGCAATTTGATCATAGAGACCATCTTGAGGTATCCGCGCGAGTACCCGCTTAAACAGATACTGGTGAAGCGGACGCAACAACCATTGCGTGAGGCTATCCACCATCGCAAACACTCTTAC